AGAAACTAAAAAAGGAAAAGGTCTATCCGCACAACTAATGTATGACGGACAAAGATGTTCATTGCGACTACCAAAAATGTCACTACCAGGTGGCCTACTTACACGAGTAGATGAAACATCTGGAGTTGTAAGTCATTCACTTATTGGATCTCTTAAAGGATGTCCCACTGACGGTAAGACCCCAGCTGCAGGTGATGATCCAATGTCCAAGATGTATAATGTTCTCCAAGATGTTGGAAAACTTCTTAAGAAATGGGCATTTGATAACTCTGCAAAACTCTTCGGAAAGAAGCGCACTGAAGACTCAGTAAATGATAGCTTTAACGAGCGATCTATTATGAGTATTTCATGCGACAAGGTTGGAGATGAATATGTTCCTAATGGAAAATATCCTCCTTCTTTCAGAGCAAAAGTTCCAGTTTATGATGGAAGAATTAGTATGGACGTAGTAGATCAAACTACTAAATCAGTTCACCTAACTGTTGAATCACTATCTAGCGTATTCCCTAAGGGCGTATCAGCAAATCTAGTTGTCAATGGATCTATCTATATTATTGGACAATCATTTGGTATTACATGGCGTATTGCTATGGCCCAAGTATTTGCTCCTAATAAACTAACTGCTTCTTCTGTATTTGAAAATGTTCCTGACGAGGAGGAAACTCCAGTTCAACAAGAGCAAGAACAAGAACAAGAATCTCAACCTACTGAACTAAGTCCTGCTGGCGGCTCAGCTCCTCCTCCCCAGAGGAAGAAGCGCGCAGCTGTAAATCAAGCTTAGACCATACCTTAGAATTCTTTGGAGGAACATAAATAATAAACGACTCATCTATAAAAATTGGTTCTCTTAGAACTTTTTTTTTCGTTTGGCAATTTTTTGTTTTCGAAAAAGAGAGACTGCATTTACATTCATACACTGTAGGTATTTCTTTATAAATATATTCTGGTAATACTAATCTATCATGTGCTTTTAATAATAAATCTAAATCTGTTGAATCTTGATAAGCTTCTGGTGATAATAAAGAATAAACAGTTTGTTTCTTAGACCATTCTTCTTGGAATAACATATTCCACGGATTTTCAGAAAACCATAAAGTTTTAAATTCTGCACGATTATCTGCAAGATGTTCAACTATTCCAATACGTTCAGAATCTTCATTATATAATGAAAAAACATGTAAGTCAGGATATTGTGTATCTAAGGCACCTCTATAAAGTTTTTCTTCAGGACGATCAGAATATACCCATTCTGATGCTTCATGATCTTCATCTAATTCAATAATATCACGTGATAAATCTTGATAAATTAAAGATGGTTTCAATATAGAATACATCTTTAGTTTTTAATCAATTAATTTTTGCGCATATATAACGTAGAACGTCCCTTATCAATTTCTTTAAACCCTAATTTTGTATAACATTTTATTGCAGGTTCATTTTTAATTAAAACATCTAAGAAAATTGTTTTATCAGAATATTTTTTCATAATACATTGAAGAAATTTTGTACATAATCCACGTCCACGATATTTTTCTAAAATAGAAACATTTTCTAAAGAATATGAACCATCACGTCTTTTTCTTAAAGCAGCATGACCAATTTCAAGTTCTCCATCAAAATATCCATATGATGTTACTGTAGAATTTTCTTTTTCTTTACACCTCATTATCTTCTATGGCGAGTTTTTCTAAGTTTACGTTTATTTTTGCGTTTGCGTGTTTTACGCTTTCTTCCACCAGCTAATTCTGAAGGATCTGGACCCTTTTCTAACATTGATTCATTAAGTTCAGCATTAGAAGAATCTAATGCACCATATTCATGAACCATACTTTGAGGATTTGTAATTGTTTCAGAAATAGCTTCTAAAATTATAGCATCATACATATCACGATTTGCCATAACAGTAGGATCAGAAATTAATGTTGCAAAAGGTTGTCCAGAACGAACTATTCCAGCTATTCTTATTCCAGCCGATCCTGCTATTTTTTCTCTAATTTTTCTCGCAACTTCTCCACGTTTATTTTGTGAATCTGCCATACCAAGTAATGTGTTATATTCTGCTTGTAATGTCATTTATTATTCAAACGAGAATTTTAGTTCTACATGATGTTTAGAAAGTAAAGAAGAAGCAGATGAAGAAAGTTCATGACGTTTTCTATTTGTATCAGTTTCAAGACGTAATTCCATATCTTGATGGATTTTTTCACGATGTTCTAAAATATAAGTTAAAATACCATCTGTAATAATCCATTCAAAAAAATTTAATTGTCCAACTGTAGTTTCCATTTCAGAAAATCTAATTCGTTTACATCTACAAAAAGGATCAAACATTTTTTTGCTATAAGCTTTCAAATGACTTTTATATGAAGGATATACAATAACATATTTTCCTCCATTCATAAATGCAGTATTAAATTTCTTTGCATAATTTGTAACAAACCAATCAATTAATCGTAATGAAAGAATTGAATTTCCTGTAATGATTTCACGGATTTTTTCAAGATTTTCTGGAACTGTATAAAATTTTTCTAGTCTGTGTAAAACCCATTGTTCTTGACTTTGTATTTCCATTTAATCTTGTTAAAAATTTAATATGAAAACGGAATAATCAAAAATAATACAATCAATATAAAAAATGTCTGTTCCTCCTGAACCCCTAGTACTTCCTCATATGGAATCTACTTGTTTAATTGGAGCAGATGGGCTTGAATTCATTTCAGTCAATCCTCTAACTAGAACTATGTTCCTACATAAAATTTCTGGAACTGATACTGGACAACTTTCTCCAAAACATTCTCAAAATTATTACAGAATTAGAACACTTTTCACTCAACACCTTTTAGGAAATCTTACTAAGAATGAACTTCTTGAATGCCTTTTCAAAAAAGAAGAAATTGAAGATATGGAGCGGAGAGGTGTATTTATCCCAACACTTGATAACATTAGCATGGAGTAGTTTACCTATTCCTTACCTAGTAATATAAATGGATGAACAAATAGCCTTTTTAATTGAAAAATATGGGAAAGGTGAACAAAGAACTCCTGAATGGTTTGCAACAAGAAGTAATAGAATTACAGCATCTGAATGTACAAAAGCTTTTTCTACTGCAACATTTCTACAAAAAAAAGAATTGATTGAATCTAAATTAATTTCTAAACCTGGAGGAACACAACAACCATATGCATGTATTTGGGGAACACATTTTGAACCTATAGCAAAACAACTTTATCAAGAAGAAAAAAATATTTCTGTAATTCAAGATTTAGCATGTGTAATTCATCAAGAATATGAATTTCTTGGTGCATCACCTGATGGATTAATTTTAGATGGAGAAATGCGTGGATATTTATTGGAATTAAAATGTCCAATTTCTCGTTCATTTGAAGAAGGTTCTGCAATTCCTAATGAATATTATCATCAAATGCAAATGCAAATGGAATGTACAAAATTAGATAAGTGTGTATATCTTGAAACTAAATTTAAACATGTATCATATTCTGAATGGAAAGATTCTGATAAGAAAAAAGGTTGTTATGCTGAACGTCCAGGAGAAATTGTATATTGTCAAAAAAATGTAGAAGAATGGACTTCAGAATTAGAAGATCGTCTTTCATGGACTGTTCGGTATTGGATTCTTGAAAAAACACGTTCATGTATTATTGATAAAGATCCGCAATGGATTACAGATCATATCTTAGAATTTCAACAAACATGGAACGAAGTTTTAGATCATCGAAAAAATGGTACTTTACCACAACCTAAAGAAAAAGGTATTTTAGTACTTTAAACTTAAATTATAAAAATGAAACTTGGATTGTGTATGATTGTCAAAGATGAATCGCATATTATCCATGAAGTTCTTCAATGTGTCAAAGATCTAATTGATACTTGGTGTATTGTTGATACTGGTTCATCTGATAATACTATTCAAATTATCAGAAACTTTTTTGATATTCATGATATTGATGGAAAATTACACGAATTACCTTGGAAAGGATTTGGTCCTTCAAGATCTGAAGCTTTGAAATTATGTGATGGACAAATGGATTATATTCTGATGATTGATGCAGATGATTTAATTACTTATCCTCCAGATTCTAAACGTTTTCTAAAAAGTATATTAGAAGAACATAAACCTAATGCATTAAACATTAATATTAAACGTGGAAATATTGATTATCAACGAACACAATTATTTAAAAGCAATGATGATTGGAGATATGTAGGTGTTCTTCATGAATATCCTACAAATGATAAAAAAGATAATAAGTTTGTTAGTTTACCACCTGAGATTTATATGACTGGAAGAACTATGGGAAATAGATCTTTACAATCAGGAAATAAATATTTGAATGATGCAGCAACTCTTTTAGCAGAAGTTGAAAAAGATCCTGAAAATGATCGAAATGTATTTTATCTTGCTCAATCGTATCGTGATGGGGGTGATATTTCTTCTGCATTAAAATGGTATAAGAAACGTTATGAAATGGGTAAATGGAAAGAAGAACAATGTGTTGCTGCAATGAATATTTCTAAACTTTCTTTACCAAATATTGAAGAAGCAAAAGAATGGGCATGGAAAGCACACGAATGTAGTCCAGGTAGATCTGAATCTCTAACTTTTTTTGTAGGGTTTTGTAGATCAAAGAATTTATTTTCACAAGAATTATTTTCAATGATTCTTTATGCTTCTAGTATTCCAAAGCCTCAACAACAAGTTTTATTTGTTGAATCTGATATGTATGATTGGAGAGTTTGGGATGAATTATGTATTGTAGGTTGTTTTACTGGTCATACTGATGTTGCTAAAAAAGCTTGTTACAAATTATTACATGAAAATAAGTTTCCACCTGAACAACGTCAACGAATTGAAAACAATATGAAAGCTATTTTAAATGGTGAAAAGAAACAATAGTTATAAATAGGCATCATACATATTAACTCTAAATGGTGTAGGAACACCAGGAATAGGTCCATCAAATTCTTTTTCTGGAATAGAATGATTTGTTCGTTGTGAGTATGATGAATTGACTAATGCATCTGTTCTTTGACGTTGAGATTTATCTTCAAATCTACTAAACCCCTCTATTGAACCATAGCAAAGAACTAACGCAAATGCAAGAATAATCCAAGGAACATAATCCCAAGCTTTCATTTATACTTAAAACGGAAAGAGTTTTATAGTATTAAGATAAAACAATAAAATGGAAGAGAAAGCATTGGAAACATTAAAAGCAATGTTGAATGCTAGACAAAAAAAAGTTGAACAAATTGAAACTCTAGGTAATTCTCTAGATGATACGCGAATGTATAATTTAGGTGGTGTTCTAATCATCTTTTCCGATAAAGGTAGAATGACTGACGGAGTTCTAAAATCTTACATACAATTTTGTGAAGATAATAATTATACGCACGGATTAATTATTATTCTTGCTACATCTCCTTCAGAAAATATCTTGGAACTTGTTAGAACACATAATTCGGAATCAAAAAATCAATTGATGCAAATCTTTAATATTCGTTATTTGCAATTTGATATTTCTACTCATCGTAAAGTTCCTCATCATAGATTGATGGAATCAGAAGAAATTCAACTTCTTCAAAAAAGAATGAATATCACAGATTGTAAAAAACAATTACCATGGATTGATTCTCAAGATGCAATGGCTAAATGGTTAGGTGCAAGAACTGGTGATGTCATAGAAATAACTAGATTATCTGAATCAGCAGGAAATTCTAAATATTATAGATATTGCGTATCTAATGTTCTTGAAACTTAAACGTTTTAATAACATAAATGGAAAAGTTATATACAACTCCTCCTCCTTCTGAAGAAACTACATGGTGGAGAGTGGGGATTCTGGCAGGAGTTGCGGCGTTGCTGACGGTACTGTAAAAATTAATATAATTAATGTAATTATACATCCAAATAATATCCATAAATATGTATTAAATTCTTGCTGAATAGAATCTAATTTTTCATTTTCTTTATTTAAAATTTCTATTAATGTTTTAGATTTTCCTTGAGAATTTTTAATGTCTTGATATTCTTTTTGATATGAAATAATATCATTTGTTAATTTATTAATTACATCCTTATCTATTTTATTTTGAGATTGACTTATAAATTGAGTAACTAAATCAGTTAAAGATTTATTTAATTCAAGAACTTGTTCTACTTTAGTAGAATCATATACAGCTTGTGTCAAATAATTAATATATTGAGCTTTTAAGTCAGCATATTCTGATTTAAAAGTTTGTAAATCTTGTTCTCTATCATTTTGATATTTCTGTATATCCATTTATTTTATAAGTTATTTAATAAAATGCCTAACATAAATTCTAATGGAAAATTTGGAACTTCTATGGATATTTCACAGTTACTTGAAATTAGTAAAGCTGCAAGATTAACTGCTTATACTACTGGGGTAAATCCTACTAATTCTCCATTAATTAAACAAAATTTTGGTAGAGATTATCGTAATCGTGGATTTACATCTGGAGTAATTTCTGTATTTATGCAAAAAGGATTAACTCCTGTTTTTCATAGAAGTATAGGTGGAAATAAAGTTGGTGCTGGCCCTGATTTTGCTCCAGGTGGTGATGGAAGTCCAATGTAATCTTTTTTGATAGTAAATAAATAATGGATTACTCTGCATTGTCAGATCAAATAAATTCTTTAATTACATCTGAATCTGAAAAAGATTGGGTAAGTATACCAGGTGGTCTTGATAAAGTTTCAGAATCTTCTATGGGTGCTGTATGGGGTATTAAAGCAGGAGAATTATATGTTTGTTTAACACCATGTAATGGTGGATGGGTTTCAGAAGATACTGGTGTTATAGATTTTACTACTGACGATTCATTAGTTTATGCTTTAAAATCTGGATCATTAGATACTAAAAATGCAAATAATTCAGGTGAATGGTTATCAATACCTATAAATATTTCTTTACAACAACTATTTAATACTTCTTCTTATATTTGGGGTCAATCAGGAAAACAAAAATATAAATTAGCAAAACCTGGAACTACATCTAATTGGATTTTAGCAACAGATACTTCAGATGTAAAAATTACTTCCGCTTCTTCTACATCTTTATATGGTGTAGATTCAAAAGGTGTAGCATATAAAACTGATGAAGCTTTACAATCAGCATGGACACCAATTCCACAATTTAAAGGTGTATTTACAGGTATTTTAGGTGATGCAGATCAAACTGGTATTTATGGCGTTGATACTGAAAATCAAGTACAAAAATGTGTAGGAGATGTATGTGAAACAG